GTATTAGCAGAATGGTCAAGTGTTGCTAAAGAGATGTCATCAGCACCATCATAATATTTTAAAGTTGGAGTTGTTGCTGATGTCGTATCAAGCCAAATTTGACCAGCAACAGCACCAGTTGGTCTTGATGTTCCTGAGTTACAAGTTTGAATAGCTGATAGTGCATTATTTAAGTCAGTTCTAAATGAAGGGAACGACTGGTTTGCTATGTTATAATCGTGTTGTGCCATTATCTATCTAATATCCTAATTAAAATCCTTTTGCAATATAATCAAAAGTTCTACTTACTCCAGTACCACTACTATTCTTAAAGGCAATATCAAAACCATTTATAGTCTTGTTATTTAAAGTATAAAAATCGCCAGTAGCCATTCCTTGATTAGTAATACCGATAGCATAATTAACAGAATAGAATGGTCTTGTAAAGGTAACTGTATAAGTACCAGTTCCACTTGTTAAATCATTTCCACTTTGAATAGTATCTTCAACATCAATAGTTACACTTAAAGCAGATACAACTGGAGTAGAAGCTAAATCAGATGAAATCATCATTAGTCTAAATTTAAAATATCTAGCTGTGTAATCACCAACTACAAAGTTTCTAAATGAAGTATAAGTTATGTTGTCAGCAGAAGTAGCAATTTCTAAATGTGCATTACAGTTAGCAGGAGAATCTCCGTCAAAGTTAGAAGCACCATCATCAAATAAACCACTAGCAGAATCAAAAAGGTTATCTATATTGTCCACACTTTGTGTAAGAGAAGCAGTTACACGAACTGTGTAACTTCCACCAATATCAATAGGAGAAGTAAATTCATAAGAACCACTAGGAGATAAATCATAAGTCGTAACTCCAGCATCAAATAAAGTTGTACCAGAATCAAAGTTCCCAACAGCAGAATCAAATAGTTCAGTAGAGTCTAATCTTAAAGCACCACTATCAACATAGACATTAGTTTTAGTTCCTGAGAATGTAGGTGATTCAGTTTGTGTTACAACAGCATTAAAGTTTCCAACTTCTAATAAGTTAGTTGATATTACAGCTTCATTAGATGAGAAGTTTCCATTTTTATCTACTGCTTTAATTAGGTAAGAACCAATCCTAGCTGGAACTGTAACTGAAGTAGCTGGTCTTGCAACTTTTTCAACAAGAGAAACTGAGTTTTGCCATTCAGCACCAGTTGTTAATGTACTAAATCTAATTGCATAATAAGCTAAATCTAAATCTGGTATTTGTGTCCAAGATAAGTGAGCATCACGACCAATGATGTTACAAGAAAAATCTTCTACGTTAGCAGGTGGTAATAATCCACCAACAATAGTTCTTGTTGCCGAAGTATATGTAGAAGAAACTCCTAATGTATTAAATGCTTTTACTCTTACGTTATAAGTAAATCCATCTTTTACATTTAATATTCTATGAAACAATCCTTTAACCTGACCAGATATAAGATAATCTGTATCTGTACTTAATTTGTATTCTACTTGGTAATAGTCCACAAAGTTATCTAGTGATGCACCAATCGTTACATCTAAAGCAGTAATAACAACTCCGTCTGAGTATTCAATTAATTGGTCATCTAAAGTAACTGATACTGGTGCTGTAACAGAAAAAGGATTAGGAAGTATTGTATCAGCTATTGTAGGTGCTTCGCCTTTTTCTTCCCAAGTATAAAAGTTATCTTGATGTTCTTCTAAGCCAAGAGTTACTGTTGAATCTGAATTAATAGCTAAAGACATTACTCTAAATGGTTTGGCACTAAATCCTGCTGTATCGTAAGTAGCTGTAACTATATCTCCAATAGATAAATTAAGTGCTTCTGAAGTTACTGTTACTTCTGCTTTTAAATTGTTTCTTGATCTCTTTAATATGTTCTCGCAAATTTCTTCTGCTTGATATGGAGAAGTTACTTGTATCATATCAAAGCTTCTTTCAAGTAAAGTATTATTATCATCACTTAGCATTGTTGCGTGTTGATCTTCTACTGCTAAAGCAGAATCATCATAAGGTGGATATGAAACTGTATCTGATTGATAATCTTTTTCAGGGTTAGTAAATGTTCCTATAACTCTATTGTACTTTTCAGATTTGTTTTCTCCTTGTAATTTAACTTCGCTTACAACATTGTCTTTAGTTAATAGTAATTGTGAACTTCCTGTTCCTTCAATAATAACTTTATATTTACCTTGTGTGTAATTAAAGATTGCTCTCATTGGCACAAGCAATTCTCTTACATTCTCTAATACTTTTTTTTCACTATCTACTACTGCATTTGTTTCAAATAAGTTTATATCGCTTACTGCACCTGAATAAGGTGTAACTTGTGTGTCGCAGGTATTTGCTGAAGTTTTAAATGAATCGTAGTTTGTTTCAAAAGCATCATTAGGCAATCCTTTTCCATATCTGCTATTTCTTAAATAGTCTAAAAGAACTAATGATGAGTTTGCAGAATAAGCCCAAGTTGTTGGGTCATCTTGTCTATGAGAACCAGAACCACCTTTAGTTGAATCTAATCTTGGGTCATAAATCTTTTTACCTCTAACAGTTACTCTAACTTCTGGTAATCCATTAAAAGCATCTTGATTCCATTTAAAACGTAGAGCAACATAAGCAAGACCAGATAGTTTGTGATCTGATGTCCAGTTAGTTGTTTCATCAAGCAAAGAAGAAGCTGATTGATTATCTAATCCAAAAAATCCTTGAATAGATATTAAACTTTCGCCACCTTTATAGAAGTTAGTATCTGAACTAGATACTCCTCTTAATGTTCCATTAGTTAATGAACCATCAAAAGTAACTAATTTATCATCAACGTAAACTTCATCTATTGCAGTTATTCCTGCACCACCACCTTCGCATAATACTCCAGCTACATAAAGATATTGATTATCAGCACCAGAACTTTCAACAAATACTCTAGTTAATCCTACTTGTCTTTTTCCATAAACAACAGGAATAGGATTGTTGTTAGAATCTTTATTTACTAAAGTTCCTTTAGCTTCATCTTGTGAATTAAATCTAGGTGCTTTTGGTTTAGGTGCAATTATATAACTTATTGCAGTTGTAATGATTGTAGTTATGATTGCAGTAATTGTAGCTGGTTCTGCTTTATATAAAGATATAATTTCTTGGCTTATTGGATTGTTAAATACTGCATTAACAAAATCAAATATTAAAGCTGATACTAATACTGTACTTGCAAATATTTTTTTCATGCGTGTATATGAAATGGTCGTTTAATTTTTTCTGATATTCTATAAATGTTAAAATTATCATTACATCTAATCCATTTTACAGATTCATTAACTTCAATTTTTGGTCTAAAATATTCTATAACCCATCTCATTATTTGTTTTGTATTACTTTTTGCTATAACTCCTATAACCCAAATATTATTCCCTGACTTCCATTCATTACTTTTTAATTGACCAGTAAGTTTATATCTTTGCTCTACTGTATCACTTAAATAAGCCCAGTTAGTATAGCCAACATCTTGACTTCCTATTCTGTGAATTTGGTACTGATCTAAGTTTAAAGATGGAGTAATCATTTCAGTTAATTTTTTGTAAGTAAATTTGTCATATTTAGGAAACTGTCTATATAAATGTATTATTCTATATAAATCGTTCATCAGGCAGAACCCCACTTAATTTTTTGTGCTGTCTTACTTGCAAACTCCATTCCTTTGTCATTTGGGAAATAAAGTTTTTGAGAGTTCTCAGCAGTTCTTCTTCCTGAAGTCTTTTCAAAATCTGCCCAATGAGATGCAATAACAATATTAACTGATGATGTAGTTGCATTTTCTTCAAGAGCAAAGTTAGATATTCTTCCATCAAATAAAAGAAATGGGTCAGCTATAAGTGCCTGAGAGTCATTTAAAAAACCTCTATAAACTTTTGCTTGTTTGTTCATGTAATTGTTATTGAGCAATAAAGAAATAATTGTAGTATCTGCACCTGAGAATTTAAGAGTAAGATTATTTACTGCAACATCAGCAGTCTCTTGTACTTCTGAACTTCCTAAAAATAATGATGAAGCTGTATAAGTATTTCCATCATAAGTTAAATCTTTGTAATGATCTGTGTAATATGTCCCAGCACCTATTCCTAGATAAACAAGTTCTACTGGGTTTAGTTTATTAGTGGCTAGTTCTGCAATTACTCCAGCAGTTAATGATCTTGTCATTACAATACCTCTATTAAATCAACTTCGTATTGGAAATAGTTTTCTGTACCGATAGTAAATTCTTGAATATCTCCTGTAAGTCCAACTGTAAAATCTACATTGTCATAAATAATTACTACGTTGTCAGCTACGTTTGCTCTTAATGGTGGTTCAAAGGTTAATGTTCCTGCACCAGAACCATTAGAATTAACATCAGCTACGCACATATAAACTTTATTCTGTCCAGTAAATCTAAAGAAGTCTCCAGCTTTAAGTACACCACTTAAATTGTTTCCCATACCATCTATTGAGCAAGTAGTAACACCAGCACTAATAGCACCATTAACTGAAATAACTGTACTAGCAGAACCTTCAGCATCATCAATAGTTGGTGGAGTATATTGGAATGATTCCATTTGGCTTCTTTGTTTCATTATAAAAGCAAGTATTGGTGCAAACTCAGTTCTAGTCATAACTGGGAATCTAAGTCTTAATCTGAATTTCTGTCCATCAATTTGTCTAGCTTGTCGTCTGCCAGAAGCAGTAGTTGTAACAATCGTGTTTTGATTAGAACTAATAGCTACATCTCTTGGTGCTGGACTTGATGGGAATGTGCCACTCATATTACGTTAGACTTTCCTTTCGCATTAGCACCCTGATTAACTAAATTAATTATGGTTGCTCTATTATCAATTAATAATTCTTTAATACCTCTAACATCATTTGCTTGAATATTAAATGTTATATTTGTTCCCATACTTGCCATGTTATGATTAGGTACAATAGTTCCACTTGTGTTAGGCACAAATAATTCTCTACCACGTTCTCCTACTGTGATTGGCATACCACCTCTAACTGCACCACCTTCTGCAAATGGAGAAACAACAGAAGCATCAATAGGAGTCATTCCACCACCACCACCAAATATACTAGCACCTATATTAAATAATGTGCCTAAAAAACCACTACTATCACCACCCATAGCTTGTCTTTGTGATAGTAAAGCATTTTGTTTTACAATTTCTGCCGTTTGTTGTTTAGCTATAAATAGTTTTAATTGGTCTAAAGCTATTAAAGCTAATTTAACTAATTGTTCTTCAATTAATTGTGAAAGTATTTTAATTAATACTTTTTGTGCTAATTCTCTAAATGTATCTGTTAATTTTTTTCCTAATACAATAGATTCTGCAATAGCAACTGATACGTTTTTAATTCCTGTAATAACTCCTTCAGCTATTGTTTTATTTAAACTTCTAAATGCTAAATCAGCTTGTGCAACTTCATTTTTTAATTTACCCTCTAGGATTCCTAATAAAGTTTTATCTTCAGTTACCTTTTGTTTTACTTCAACAAATACTGTTCTATCTTCGTCTAAACCAACTGTTTTTGAAACACCAGAACCATAACCTACTACATCTCCTAATCCTTTAACTACTTTACCTAAAGTACCAAGAACTAATTTTAATGAATTGTTTAATAATACAAGTCCAACATTAGCTAATTCAGTTACAAAATTTAATAGTTTGCCAAGTATAGCAATAACTGGTTCTAATGTTTTAAGTAAATCTCCAAAGCTTTTTAATAGTTCTTTAAATGAAGTGCTAAATCCACCATCAGTTGCTATCAAGTCAGCAACATCTTTTAAATTTTCAAATAGATTTTTAAATACTATTGCTAAATCTTCTGCTCTTTGTGATGAAGCACCACCAAATGTTTTTGCTAAACCTTTTTCTAAAGCTTCTAATATTATTGCTGAACCTTCTGCATCATCAGCAAATTTATTAAGTTGTGTTCTAGTTAATCCTAATTCTTTTTCTAAGATTTGGAATACTGGAATACCTTTAGAAGCTAATTGAGATAAAGATTGTGAACCAATACCAGCACCAGTAGCACCTTTAGCAAATAGTCTAGTTAAATCATTTAATGTATCTAATGAGTTTGCAGTAGCAGAAGCAGTATCTATAAATGTTCTAAGTAATTCATCTGTTGGTTCTATTCCTGAATTTTGTAATGTAATAAATGTATCAGATAATTCTTTTGTAGAAAATTGAGTTTGTTTAGATAAGTTTCTTAATAAATTAAATGCTCTTTGACCACCTTCAACTGAACCAGTTACAAATCTTAAAGTTGTTCTTAAAGTTTCAAACTCTTTTGTAATATCTATTATTGGTTTTACTACTGCACCTATTCCTAAACCTATTAATGCGTTTTTTAAACTTAATATTGAACCCTTAACACCTGTGAAAGCTTTTGAAGTATTATCAATCGCATTAAGTTTTATGTTTAGTTGCTGATCTGCCATAGTGTAGTTTCTCTTTTTCTGCCTTCACTTTAAAGTAAGCTATCCAATAATAAAATTCATCTTGCGTTAGCAATAGAACTTCTTCCATACTTTTGTTTAATTCCTGACCAAGAGCAAGTATAGAAAATAACTCCGTATCAGTTCTTACTTTTTTTCAGCTTCCTCGTAAGAAACACCATTCAACATTTCTGTTGCTACTCTAGCTATAACATTTGCATCAGCATTATTCAATAATGTTAGCTTGTCATCTAGCTTAAATATTTTATTTCCTTCTGAGTCTTTTGCTTTTAAAACGATTGCATCTACTAATACTCCTAGATCATCATTCTTAGCACCTTTAAATAGGTTTCTTTTTTCACCAAGTGTAAATGGTGAGCAATATATTATTAAAGGTTTGCCTTCCTCGCCCCACTCAGCAACCTCAATCTTTTTTATGCCTAAAGATTCAAATTGTGCCTTCACTCTATCTATAACGTTCATATCTTCCTTTTCTAATTAATAATTAATTATGCAGTTCCAAGTGTTAATAAACCTGTACCTGTAAATGTTACTTCAGCTTCTACCATTCCATCAAAAGATGCAGATATATTGCTACCTGTAATGATTGCATCACCATAGTAATATTTATCACCAGTTGAAGCACCTTCAGGGTAAACTTTAATTGCTACAGATGTTCCTAAAACTAAAAGTAATTGACCAGCATCAGCTTCATCAAAAAATAATGACGCAGAACCAGACCAACCTTTTAAAGCACTTTTATAAGTTCTTGAAGTATCTCCCATTGAAGTATCTTCAATAGTGTCAGCAGTTTGTTCTAAAGTATAACTTCTAAGTTCGCCTACTACTGTAGTTGATACTTTGATAGTTCCTTCTGAACCAGTATGAGTTGCCATGTTGTTTTCCTTGTTTAGTTAATGTTAAGGTGTGCCAGAAGTGTATTGGTACATTACTCGCACTACCATTCTGATACCACCTATTGGAAACAAAACACCTTCATCAGTAGAAACTTCTACTACTTGAGTTTGTTTTGCATATCCACCTCGTGTTCTATCAGAATTTAGTCTAGTTTCAATCGTAGTTATTAACTCATTACGTTTTGTATCAATATTTGATGTAGTTCCTTTTACATATCCAACAATTACAAAGTCAGCAGTTGCTTGTCTTGTGATTGTGCTTGAAGTCATTGTTTCATCAGATCTTACTTCGTTTCCTGATTGTACGAAACAAGCTGGATATTGTTGTTCAGATAATTCATCAACATTAAAAGGTTCTCTAGTAACCTTCTTTAAAGTTATAGGAGATGTTCCAGTTGAAATTGTTGTTACTATATTAGATGCTATATCTTCTCGTTTACTCATATCTTACTAAGTTTGTTGTATGTTTGCATAAATACATTCATTACTGGTTGAATCTCTCTTGCACCAATAGCAAAGAATTTACGTTTCTTTTGATTACCTAAAGCTTTAACATTTTGGAATTTATTTGCAAAATAAATAATAGCTTGTGTAGGTTGTGATCTTTGAGTTATGTTTGATAACATTTGACCAGAAAAATTAAGATCAGGATATTGTGTTTGTCGCCCAGCTTGTTGTCTAAATATTTTATAAGCTTCTGTATATGGTGGGAATGAATTACCATCTGCATTAATACCTCTTGCAGTTCTTTGTTTGATTAGACCCATTAAGAACTCAGCAGTTCTACCTAATGCAGTCTTAACTATTAGAGGTTGTTCTCTTACTTGTTTTTCAAAGTTTCTAGCAACTTGTAAAGAATTATCCTCAACAGTAATCTTCATCTAATTAGTTTAAGTCTATGATAAGGTGCTTTTTCTGCGTCTTGAATTGTATTAGAATCATCAGCATCATATTCAACACCATCTCTTAAAATAGATTCAAACTCATCAGCATACATTTGTTGATAATGTTTCATCATAACTTGGAATCTATCTAGGTTATCATTTGAGTTAAATTTAGTAAGCTGTGGACAAGCATAATAACCAATTACTCTAAATACACTTAGTCTTTTAAACTGTGCATCTGTTAATAATGTTGCGTTCATTTCAGTTGTGTTTAGTATTGCTATATCTCTATAAGTTTCCTTTGAGTAAACTGGAAACCATCTTATTCTTAAATCTCTTTCAATATCTGCTCTTGCTAATGCGTGGTAATCATTTGGACTTGTAAAACTTGCTATTCCGAATCCTAAAATATCTGGTTGGTAAACTTGTAAATCTGTATCTGTAGAAAAATTAGCCATTGTTAATTCCGTTTAGTTGGTGGGGCTTTTACACCCCACCGATTTATTAATTAAAGAGCTGTATCAACTTTAACTGTTACTCCGTAAGTGTCTTTTAATACACCAGAACCAACAGTGATAGAAGCTACGATCTCAGTTGCTCTTAGAGACGCATCTCTTTGAGTTTCAACTTTGAAATCTTCTTTTAATGCCAATCCGATAGATTGTGGGTGAAATACTCCACCGAATGAATCATCGTAAGCATCAATAGAAATGTTTGCGTTTTCAAAAATATCAATACCAGCAATTCTACCGATATATCCATTTCTTAAAGCTTCATTTCCAATATCAGAAATAGCATAACCAGAACTAGATGTTGTGTAAGCTGGTTGTGTTAAAGTTTTCTTTAGATTGTAAGTAGCTTTAGGGTGAAACACAGCATAGTAAGGTGCAGGTACGTTTGCACTTCTTAAAATAGCTTGTGCTTTGAAAAGCAAGTCTGCTGTTAATTCTGTTCCAGCACCACCTTGATCTGATGCAGAAGCAAAATCATCAAGTAAACCAGCTAAATCAGTATCAACTTTTTTAGCGATTGCTTCACCGAATAATTTTCCAATGTCAGCACCAACATTACGACTAGCTGAATCTCTAGCTAAGTCAGTTAAAGTTGTCATAACACCAATTTCAGAAGCAGTGATAGTTGCTGAAGTTGGGTTTACTGCTGTATTAGATAAATCAGAAGCTTCGTTTACTGCTGAAGCACTGATTGTTGGGTACACAGGAACTTCAATAGTTTTGCCTGAACCACTTATTGGGTAAGTAGTTACAAGTGGTCTCATAACTGAAGTTTCTTGGAATGTGAATATAGCTTCTTGAGTTATATTCGTAAATAGTTCACTTAAAGTTGAACTTGTTGTTTCGTTTGCCATAGTTTTTTATAGTTTGTTATTGTTGTTAGTTATTTTCATTTTAAATATACCTTGCTCTCGTTGTTTCCTCATGTCAGAATATAATTTTCTATCATTAGGATTACTTAAATCAAGATCACCAATACTTATTTGCTTTGGAGTAGCACCACCAACTTGACTTCTGCTTCCTGCACCACTAGGTGATGAAGAAACATGATGTGGGTTGTTTTTTAAATAT